AGAATGAAGAATACTTTCCTTCATTTTCTTAGCAGCAGGGTCATCAGATAAACACAATCTAGTGTAAAGAACTCTCTGTTTTTCCAGAAGTTCTCCAAGTTTATCTACATGATCAAGTTTTCCCTGCTTATCCATAGTTGGGAATTGGAATACACGAGCATAAATTTCTTCTTGCATTCTGGAGATTTCTTCCATCTCCTCACGAACAAACTCTGAATCAAAGAAACTACTCATTTTCCTCCACAAACAATTTCCTTTAGGATCTTTTTGTATTTGAACACATCGATATGTATAAAAGAATTATACTTATCCATTCTCATTGATAAGAACTCCCATACAGGATCCTTAAGTTTTTTATCAAAATTATTCTTATAACCAAGAATCATATTAAGAATAATCATTGTCTCCAAAGATATATTCTTTTGAAGATGTTCTTTTACTAAAAGAGGATGCTTAGATCCTTCGATCTCAAACATCCTATCAAAGTTTTTCTTATTGAATACTGCAGATACTTCTTCTCTGAAGATATAAGTAAGTGATTGAACTCTCTTTTTCCACTGAGTATAATTTCCTTCGCCATTTTGCATGATCTCCCCAATCCAAAGTGTTTGGGGATCATCGCAACTGACAAAGTTAGAAACAAAGAAGTCAATCACTTCTGAATCATCTTTCTGTCTGGAAAGTTTCTCAAAGAAAAAACGATCCTTGCGTTTGTAGAAAGATTGCAAAGAAGCTCTAGACTTACCACAGTATTTGTGGTAATCATATGACTTTCTAGTAAAGTGATTTTTCAATCCAAGATAGGACTTGTAAGTATCAAATGGAGTCACTTTTGGAATCATTGTCTAATGTTTATGTTAAATGCGAATGTGATCCTTTCTCTACAGGATTTTTGTTTTTCTACGTAATGAAGAACATTACTTGGGAATAGAATCATAGTTCCATTCTTCCCATCATATTTTGTATTATATTCAGGAAAAAATGTCGGATGACCATGATTTTGATGGTATATTACTCCAGAAACTTCACCAGAGTGATTATGAATAGGATTTTCATTTCCCATGTAAGAAAAATTTGCCCAAATATCATATCCATCAAAATGACCATTCCACTTTCTAAGAAAATAATCTCTATGATATGACCCAAAAATAGTAGAACATAACCTGAGAGTATACGCTAACCAAAAAGAATTTTCTACTAGTTGTGGAGGAACACTGCACTGAAACGAATTAAATTTCGTCTCTGAATTTGGATTGTATCCAACATTTTCATGAGACTTTAATTCTGATAAAGGATGATTCTTTATTTTTTTGCACTCTTTAGCCCATAAATTAATTTCCTTTTTTATAGGATTGGGAAGATCAGTTACAAAAATTGGAGAGTCATCTTTCAATATTTCAAATTGGAAGTTTTGCATGAGATGTTCTCTTCAGAAAGTTAAGTTCAATTGCTTCACATTTAATCTTTTCTTTGAGTGGTTTGGAAATCAATTTAGGAACTGTTTCCACATCCACATTATTTTTCTCACAGAAGAAGATAATCGCATCAATGTATTTCATGTCTTTATTGGCATGAACAATATTTTCAATTTCCTCTGAAAATTTTCTAGAACAATAAAATTTACTTTCTAGAAGTTTATTGATGTCATTTTCCTCTGTCATACTCCTGCAGTTTAAATTCAACAAACTCTCTAATATATTTGGTGAGTAACTTAATGTATTTTGATTTGTCATACTCTTCATAAACAACGCATTCTCCACTTTCACAGGACATAATGATCACAAATTTTTTAACTATGATGCCTGTCATTTCATACAACATACAGGCATAGGCAGCACATTGAACAAAATAGTGTTCAATCCAATCTTTAGGTTTTGGTTTCTTAGATGTTTTGAAGTCTATAATAGCTAACTCACCATCATATTCCGCAATACAATCTACAGTTCCTGCTACTCCTAATTTTTGACTGTAGAGGGATGTTTCAAGGGCATGAATATTATTTATCAGATCAAGTTTGGGTTTAGCCAACTTGAACAAAATATCAGAGAGTGGTTGAACTTTAGGTAGGACCTGATCATTCTTGAGATAATGTTCAACCAAAGTATGCATATCAGTACCACGACTAGTTGCTGCTTTGGTAATCTTATCTGCTTCTTCAGTTCCTACCTTCTTTCGCCACTCAATAAAGATGCCACGATTTACATGACTAATAATAGAGGTGATTGATACTAGTTTTGATAATCCATCATCAGATGGAACTTCATAGTATCGCACACCATCAATAGTATCTCTATCAAGTTTTGGAAAATCAATTTCTACATGTTGAAACATTAGAGCCCCAGTTGATTCTTTGCCACAATGTACTCTTTAACAAGTCCACTTCTGCAGATATCCTCTGCACTAAATTCAATTGTATCAAAGGATGGCATATTTTGCAAGATGCGCATAAAATCAACAATTCCATTCTTCTCAGCAGTCTTCACAAGGTCTGACTGAGTTGCATCTCCACAGAACATAATCTTGCTATTTTCACCAACCCTAGTAATCATAGAATCAAGTTCATGGAAGTTAAGGTTTTGGAATTCGTCCACAATGATGATTGCATTATCAAATGTAGTTCCACGAATGAATGATGTGCTCCAGAAACTAATAGTACCCTGTGCCTTTAGGTTGGTATAAAGCATATCAAAGGCAGAATCATCAGGCATCTCAAACATATACTTCACCATATTCTTATATGGAATCTGATAAAGAGATGACTTATCTTCATGATCTCCAGGAAGGAAACCAATTTCACGAGTTGCTACAAGGGACCTAACAATATAAATCTTTTCATAGGGTTTCTTTGGATCAAGAACATCAAGAATTGCATTATACAAAGTGATGAATGTCTTACCTGTACCAGCACAACCATATGCTACAAGGTTTTGATCTAACTTATATTTCTCAAAGAACTTTTCCTGATTATCTGTCAAAGGTTCAATGTCTTTGATGAAATCAAGATTGATTGGTTTCTTTCTTTTCATAACTCTATTGCTCATCCCAAATGGAACAGGATTTGTACCAATACCAGCAGCCTTCTTTCTAGCCATAAATTAATTGTTTAAACAGGACGTACATTTGATCCAGGGACTTTTGATGCCTTGCGCAAGACATCATTCCATCCAGGATGGGTTTTCTTCAACTTATCATAGACTTCACCAACTTCTCCTACATTGGGAACAGTTGATGGGTCTGAGTAATCTCGTGTCCAATCTGGGTTGTCTGTTTTCCACTGATCCCAATCATGGACACTCATTACAACTTCTTTTTGTTCACCAGTTTTTGTATTCACTACAGGATATGTTGCCAAAGTTTCAAACTCCTTATAATATTTTTGTATTTATTACCAGTCCATTGCTTCTGCAATTACAGGAAACTGCCCTTTGAATACTTGTTTGCATTCATTAGCAATTTGCATGTGCTCTGCTTGAGTTCCATTGGCACTTCTAAGATCAATATAGTGCATCCAAGAACGCAGTGAGCCAGACATATAAATTCTGGTGGGAGTTGCTAAAGGAAGAACAAACCTAGCACACTCTTTTGCAACACCATGAGAAAGAAGTTCTTTATAAAGGTGCATACCATTAGCAAAGTGCTCTTGAATCTTTCCTTGAAGTTTGAGTTTTAGATATCCTTCCAAATCATCAGTAGAATTTTGACGATTCTTAGTATCCTGACGACGCAGATCAGGCACAGGAATATAATCAGAAATCAAACTGGTGTCTGCATACCTTTGAGAAAATTCCTGAAATGTAAAACTCCTATGTCGCAAAATTTGAGCTGCAATTCCTCTGGTAGTTTCAATCTCCAAAGTCATGAATGCCTGCTCAAAGATGCTCCAGTGCTGGTGTTTAATGCAATACTTGAGAAGACCAGCAAAGGAGTCATTCTCTTGGTTCTGGGGGTTGCTAACCCTTGCACAGTAAGCAATATGCTTTTCTGCATCAGGTGTCACACTAACTAGTTTTACAGTTTGCATCATAGTAGGTCCTCTTCAGATTCATTCCAGGATTCTTTTTCTTTCTTTCTAAGTTTCTTCAAATCTTTCATCATAGATTTGATTTCTTGATAGGCAGTTTCTGGAGACATTTTATCACCAATTTCAAGTCCAACAATATATTGAACTTTATCCCCAAATCTTGCCAGTGCTCTCTCAAAAGCAGTCAATTCTTCATACACCATCAGTCATCCTCATCATAAAATACTTCATCATAATCATTGATACAAGGAATAATTTCCTCATAATCATATTCTTGTAAAGGATTTTGTTCAAATAGCATTTCTTCTTTCAAAGTTTCAAGAAGAGATTCAAGATTATTGATAATTGCTTTGACCCTTTCTTTGTTCATCTTATTCCAAGTCACAATAGTATTTTACACAAAAAAAGAGGGAGAGTCAATAACATCCCACCCTCAAATTATTACACATTTATCGAAATAATATACCAAGTTTTCTTCTAAATTTTCTATATAAATCTTCAGATTTAAATTTGTGAGTTGCATGAAATTGCAATTTATTTAATCTATCATATTCCTTTTCATCAACATATTTAACTTCAGATCTATATGTCTTTCTATAAAAT